CAAGATGAGTGAGTGCATCGTAGCAATTGATCCCGGTGCGAGTGGTGGCTTCTGTCAATTCGTGGATGGCAAAGCAGTGTGGGCATGGAAGTTTACAACCTTCTCAGACTTTGTTGCAGACATCTTGGACTTGCAGGAGAATCCTGACTACTCATTGGAGATAGTCTTGGAAGACGTACCACCGTTTGCGGGAAAGAACATACCATCGTCCACTGGGTTCAAGCTTGGCAAATCATGTGGTTTCTATGAAGGTGTAGCCCGTGGACTACAATTGCCCTGTCACATGGTAAGACCCCAAGCATGGCAGAAAGGCTTGGCCAACGTGGCAGGGCAGGGTGGTGCCAAGAAGAAGCGCATCCTCAAAGACCATGCACTCAGGCTTTATCCAAAGCTCGGCAAGACTGTAACACTGGCCACAGCAGATGCAGTCTTGATCGGACATTATCACTTGAACAATGCATGAGCCTGACCTTTCCGAATTCAAACAACAAACTGACGAGTCTGTAAGGCAAGCCTCCCTCCGACTGGCGGATAAGTACGGAGTGGAGGCTGCCACGGCACGGAATTGGGTGTTAGGGCATCAAGACCCACTCAAGGGTTTGGTGAGGCTCAAGAAGAGCCGAGAGATGGACGAGAACTTACGGGCCATGATGGCCTTTGCATTACCTGGTTACACCTACACCTTGGATGACATTGCCGAGTGCATTGGATGCTCCAAAGAACGGGTCCGGCAGATCCAGGATACCGCCCTTCGGAAGCTTAGAAGACGAACAGATTACTTAAAGAAAGAATTAAAAAAACGATGAAAAACATACTACAAAAAGCTATATTTCACTGCTTGTTTCTATTGTCCATTATTGTATTTCTATGGATGGCATGGGGATTTGTCGCAACCATATTGGGGATCTAAATCATGTGTAAAAGTAACGAAAAAAGAATCCGTTTTGCACCCGTCCCACTCGCCATTTTGGATGAGTATTGTGAACTCCACGGTATGACACCAAGTGCCGCAATATCGCCGCTAATTACGGCATATTTGCGGCATCCCTCGCGCGCGTCGCGTCATTCTTTACAGAATGAATATAATATACATAGCCAAGAAAGTACGGATTCGCCGCAAATTGCGGCAAAGCAAAAACCGAAACCTCGGAAGAAAAACAAGACCCCACTGCCCGAAGATTTCGATCCACCAAAAGCGATTTGCGAAGAGGCAGGAGTGGACCACGAAAAAGCAGTTCGGTTTTTCAAAGCCCAAGCGGAAGCAAAAGATTACCGGTACGTAAATTGGAACAAGGCATTCGCATTGGCGGTGAACGGTTACCTCGTACAAAACTACCCGCAGATTTTGCAGACCAAACAGGAGAACGAATTTTAGCATGGATTACGACCTGGCGGAAATTGCGGTCCTTGCCGCATCCATGCGTGATGAGTCGGGCCGAGGATCGGCTACCGCATTAGAGCATCTAACCCCACAAGATTTCTCCTCCCCCGAAAGGCAACGCATATTCAAAGCAATCGGTAAGCTCGCACCCAAATGTAACGAGATAGACATCCTCATTGCGGAACCATCCTTGGCGGATAGCATTACTTTTATTTCGGAGCAGTACGGAGGTGGACAAATCGAGCGTTACGTTGATTACCTCATTGAACATCGCAACCACCGGGCAATTGAGTTGGCGATACTCAAGGCACAAGACACAATCAAAGAGGGTGGAACAGCAGAGGAGGTTGCTTCCTCCTTCACCCACTCCGTAGCCAAGGCACTGAGTAAACGCAAAGGACAGGTTTCTCTCAAAGATGCGGCCACCCAAGCCCAAGCGGATTTTTACAACATCGATGCAGGTGGAGTCTCCGCAATCCCCACGGGGTTTCACAAACTGGATGCCCACCTTCAAGGAGGTTTGAAAAACGGAAGCTTGTACGTGATTGCCGCAAGACCAGGTATTGGGAAATCAGCACTTGCGATCCACCTGGCAATCCAAGCAGCGCAAAAAGGAATCCGTTCCTCCTACGCCAGTCTCGAAATGACCGCACCGGAATGCGCAGGACGGTTACTCACTTCCGTAAGCGGAGTTTCCCGTCCAACCGCACAGGGCAGTCTCTCCCATAGCGACAGGCAAAAGATTGAGCAAACCGTCAAAGCGTTACGAGGTTGGCCGATAACATTCAAAGATGATAACCAAGCTACCCTTGAGGCATTCTGCGCATTTCTCGCTCAACAACGCTTGGAGGGAGAACTAGGTTTGGCGGTCATAGACTACCTCCAACTCCTCACCTCTCCCGGTTTCTCCTCCCGCCATGAGGAAGTGAGCGCGATTTCTCGTAGCATGAAAGCACAAGCACTAGAGCTTGACTTGCCCGTGGTCGCGTTAAGCCAACTAAATCGAAACCTGGAAGCACAAAACCGCAAACCCGCTTTGTCGGATCTGCGTGAGTCAGGGTCCATTGAGCAAGATGCGGATTGCGTGATGCTACTCAGCAAAGAAAAGGAAGTTTCTCCTTCCAAGGACATCATCCGAATTCACCTCGCAAAGAATCGAAACGGGGAAACCGGATACGTCCTGGCGGAGTTTGACAAAAGCGTAGGGCGTTTTACAACTCATATCCCAAGCCGATTGAATGAAGAATCACCCGTTTCTCCTTCGCAACCGTCATGGTAGGACTACGGAAAGCTTCAAAGAGGCACAATGCGTGACCATAGAGGCACCTAATCGTGCGTTTGGTAGAAAAAGAGGGTCAATACCCGTGCAAGGGTAGCAAGGGGCTTTTAAGGGGCGTTAAGGGATTAAGCGTAACCAGGCAAAAGATCCGGCCTCACTCAGGAGGGTGCGGGTTGTGCCGTTTCTCCTAAGTATTTGTTCGTTGAAAGCCCCCGCGAGGTATCCCGCCCCGCGAGGGCTGGCATAGGACTAGAACAAAAGTTATCCTTCCACCCTCCCGTTCTTGATCTCGCAAAGCGTGGAATAATAAGAGGAGTACCCGCTTGGGTTTGTAAGCCATATCTCTTTGACTCTCGCCCTTTCTCCTTCGGTTTCCGGTTTGATATTGTCGCAACGGGAATTCGGGCCGAATGCAGATTGATTGCAAAGCATTAGCAACTCTTCAGCGCGTTGTTTGGTGATTGTATCGTTTTTCATATCTTAGTTTCTCCTTATACGCTCAAGCATGATGGCCTTAACCCATTTTAAGTCCTTCTTTGTCTTCAAATGTCCGTTGCGTTGCACGGTTTCGTTTTTATGTATTCCAAGAGTGTCAATGGCCGTTGAACATGTCCAACGGTGACCCCATGCGCTGTGAAAAGTTTGTTCTAGTTTTATTCTCATAGTTCTAGTTTCTCCTAATTTCTCTTTGTAGATTAAGTTCTAGTTGCATAGCTCGTCTCGCGCGTTTCCCCTTAACGCTGGTCGATCCTCGACCCGCGCTTTGTGGCGCTAGTTTCTCCTTCTCCGTTGCCAATCGGATAATGGCGTTGATTTCGGCCATGGCCATTGGCGCGAGTTCGGACATTTTATACAGGGGCATTATTTCGCCTTTCCTTTGAGTATAGCCGACGCAAGCAACGTGCTTTTGTGCAACGTCAGGAAACCGAAACAAGCGCGTAAGTTGATAGCTAGACGGTGCTTGTTTTCATCCATCATGCATAGGTGCGGGGTTTGCGATAAAACGCCTTCACCGTTCCATATGTCCAAGGTGTCGAGGACTCCGTTTGTATGGCGTTGCCACGTAAAGCTTTTATAAGTTTCCATTATTTCGCCTTTCCTTTGAGAATCCAAAGAAGGACCCGTTCGCGTTCAGTTAAATTATTCATTGTCTTGGCCTCCATTAATGATTGATTGATGCATTACCCAAAAAACGGGAATCCAAGGGCAGAGTAAGATTAGAATGTCGTAATTCATTATAGCGTTTTGCCGTGTATAGTAGTTACTTGAGTCCAACGAATTCGACTAGTTTTGCATCCCAAGCGTAGACCAGTGATGGCGTATCCTTGTTCTGCACTTGCCACAGTGGAACGGCACCGAATTCTTTTTCGATGTGATGTGCGACCATTTCCACGATATTGCAAAAACGATGGTCATATGAAATGAAGCGCGTCTTGCTATCGGGTAAACCAAGGCGGAAACTTACGCGAGAGCCGCGAGTATTCGTTGCGCTGTGGTATTTGCAAATGATGAGGATGGATTGATAGATGGGTTTATTCATTGTGATGTCCTTTCTTTGATTAGGAATTATCGATTTCGATCCAACGTTTGCAGAAATCAGAAAGCCAATCATATTGTTCTCGGTTAATACTAAACTCTTCATTCTCCGCGTTTATATACGCCATTATGTTTTCAGCGGATAAATCTCGATTTGGCGAATTCAGCCAATAAGCAGGAATGTTATCTTTTAACCAAGCATCGTATTCGGCTTGCAAGGGGTGATCAGAAAAGGATCGTTCAATCATTGCCATGGCTCCCGCTTTGGTTGGGAATGACGCAATCGTGGTGACGCAATCCTCTTCTTTGCTTGGAAAGTAACGAGCAACGAGAAACTTGCCGTCCTCGTTGTCTAGCACGTAATAATCTCCGTCTACGCTATTGGGTTCGTTTGTGCCGTAATGCCAAGCTTGGATGCACCAATCTGCGTTTAATCCGCATGGGGTCCATTTATGTGTGTTGTCCATTGTCTTTGTCCTTTGGTTATGTGTGATTGAAACGGGAGATCCCCGTTGGATGGAGTAAGCAATAAACTACAAAAGGCGACAACGCAAGAAAAAAGTTAAAAAAGTTTTGCAAGGGTAGTTTGGGCTTAATGATAATGGATTATCGCTTGCAATTCATTTCGAGGTGGAGTCGCTAAAAATCCATTCATGCATGAAGCAATCAAATACATAACTGGCGCAACTGTACCAAGTACTGAACGCGAATCCCTGCCGAGATTGACCGCGAATCCGTGGCAAAGTTTGCTCTCGGTTTGTCACAAGTTCAGCACGCGAAGACGGAAGCCTCGCAACAATCGCGATTAGCAAACGACTAACAGGAGACTCAAAGTCTTTTGCCTACCAAAACGAACCGGAA